GACCATAAACCTCAATAACTCTTCCTACAGGAAGACCTCCCCCGAGAATCGAATCCAGAGTTTTTAAACCTACAGGTATTCGATCAACCTCAAGGGAACTGTCTCCCGGTAGAAATATGACCTTTTCACTGGTGCTATTCTGGTTAATTAGTTCCACTACTTCTGTAGCAGACTTGAGTGGAGCTACACTAATAGCTTTCTTGGCCATTGTTATATCCTATATATTAAAAGGGAATATCATCTGCAGAGATTTTACCACGCAAGGCGTCACGGTATTCATCTACAGACCACTTAATGCTAGTTCTAAGTCCTCTCTCCTTACATAAAGAAGCGAGTTCTTTTTTTGTCATAGAGTCGTAGTTGTCTTCTTCAGAAAGGGTGGCTTCCTCTACGAAGTGATTTCCTTGTAAAAGTTCTTTCCATTCGCTGATACCAGTATCATCAGGAACGAAACCGTGGTCATCGATAGCACTTTGGTTTGCAGTTCGGAAAAAATCTTTGTCCCCTCCTTGGAGGATAGTCCTCAGTTGGGGGTTGGTGTATAGAGTTCCTGGTTCTGTCCATTGGTGGTCTTCAGAAACAAACGTCCAAACGTCTGGAGCTTTCTCAAGTATAATATCGATAGCCTCATCACTCTTTGCAATAGGACCTGCTTCGGAGTTAGAGTAGGTAACCTTATATTCCACATCAAAAATCTGAGGTCCGGTTTTCTCTTTCTGTACGTAAACAGGAAAACCTTCTTTAGGGTGATTAAAACAACCTCCAAAGCGTCCGTTCATGAAACATTCTTCAAGTTGTTTTCTAACCATAGCCCCATAGATGAAAACCATTAACTCCCCATTATAGATAACAGGGGAAAAATATTTCTTTTTAGCTAAGTAAAACTGGTTTTCTCGCTTGTTTCTTTCTTGAGAGCGGTAGTCTCTCTTCTCCTGCCAGTCTGAACCGGGTGCCATATCCATTAACTTTTTCCACTCGGTACAGATATAGCACTCTTTTCCGTATTTTTCTGAGCACGTAGTGACAACTGTCAGAGGTTTTCCGTCAGTACGTTTCATGGTGGGGTGTGCGATATAATGATAGGCAATATCAGCATAAAACCAATTTTCAGTTTCCGTTGACGGTATAAACCGTAGTTTGTATTCCTGAGAAAAATCCTTGATTCCTAGAATGGGGGCTCCCATTACTGTTCCACCAGCAGGTTTTTTCTTATTTCCCGCTTTTTCCTCTTCAAGTTTTTCGTTTAGATATTTAACTTTTTGTGCGTAAGATGTTCCATACTTGGCATATTTGTCGCTCATTTTTTTAATTCCTTTTTTTAGTCTAGAAATGACAATTCGCTTCGTTTAAGTGCGCCATAGGATTGAATCATCCCACCTTTGATGCTGAACGAATCGAAAACTTTTGTCCAAAATTCCACTTCTTGTTTTTTTAGTTCCACTTTTTCCTCCACCGGAACCATATCGACCAGAACCTTAGCTTTTATCCGGTCTACCGTCCATTTCTCCCCTGTAGCTTCCAAAATTTTCCTCAAATCAAGAACTTTCTGTGCCTCCATTCGTTTATACATCGTTTCCAACTTACGAAATTCCGCTCTAATCTGGTTCAGTTTCAGACCGTAACTAAATACTGTAGTTGCATGTCTTTCAAATTCCCATCTCAGGTTCTCTCCGTCAAACTGGAGTTCCTCTTCTATTTTAGCTATCACATCGCCATCCATCGCTTACACCCTCTGAATTAAGGAAGGTTCAGTCTCCTCCTGCGCCTCAGCAATAAGCGTATTTATCGCTGTAAACACAGATTTCTCTGACTCGCTAAATCCAGGGTTTTCTAAATGCACCTGAACATAGGAATCGAACGTTATCTGAATCTCTTCCAACGTTATTCCACTACCCGCTCCTCCGGTTACAACCTGCCTCAGATTATTTATAATATCTAAGGCAGGTTTCATAAATAGACCACTGGTGGTGAGTTGAACAATCATAGCCCCTTGGAGACCTTGAAACTGTTTTTCCAGATTGTCGTACTTCCCTTTCAACTCTTCATTCTCTTTAGTCAATTCTTCTACTGTCATTTTGCATCCTCCCATGTAAAGGCTATGTCCCCATCAACTTCTAGGGGTACATTTAAAACGTCGCTATAGGCATTCACCATAAGTTCACACATTAGGGTTTTACACTCCTCTGCGTGACGTATAGGAGCCTCAGCGACCAACTCATCGTGAATCTGTAATAACTGTTTAAAACCCATTCTTCGTAAGTCGGCATTTTGATAAATGTCAACTTGCGCTTTCTTGATCAGATCTCCTGCGCTCCCTTGGATGGGAGTATTATAACTCACACGTTTGGCGTGGGAAACAGCTTTGAAGACCTTTCTCTGAGAATCCGTCGCCTTATCATAATGAACTTTAGGTATCGGTAGTTTAATCTCTGGAAGATACCGTCGGCGTCCCGATAGTGTGAGAACATAACCGTAGGTTTTAGCAAACGCTATCTGACTATCCATATAATTTTTTACATCTGGATAGGCTTCAAACCAATTTGCGATAAACAGCTTGGCATTCTCTTCAGAACAACCAATTGTTTTTGAAACTCTGTGCCAGGAAGTTCCGTAAGGTATCCCAAAGTTTAAAATTTTAGCTGTGGATCTTTTGTCATTATGTAGCTTTTTTACATCCTCCACAGCACACGGGAGGTTAAATGCTTTTTTCGCGGTAAAGCTATGAAGGTCAAAACCTTCTTGAAAGGCTGTAAGTAAGTTTGCATCACAGGAAAAATGGGCAAGAATTCTGAGTTCTAACTGGCTGTAGTCAGCAACAAGCAATGCATGTCCGGGACGAGCAACGAAAGCTTTACGGACACGATAAGGGTCTTTAGTAGCATCTCTTGGAACATTCTGGAGGGTGCCACACAAACCCCGAGAATTTTTACGTCCACTAATCCTCCCTGTACGGAGAATTGGATTCCAACTAGTATGAGCCACGAATATTGGTTCATCGTTACAAAATTCCGGTTCGCCACTGCCTAAGTAGCGATCAATAAAGTTGCGCTTTAACGTCTGGTTTTGCTTGCCTTGCACGATGATTTCGGCTGCACGGCAATTTTCTTCGGAAAGCTTTCGTAACACTTCTGTATTTACAGAGGGTACTCCCTCGTTCCACCCCTGCTTAGGGTCGGGTTTACCTAATTTAAATGGTACATGAGGTTTAGAGCATCCGCAACTTTTATCTACTCCTGTCGCCTCATTTAGCCCATGACGGAAAAACAAGTGTGCTAGTTGTTTGTTACTAGTCATCATCACATCCGGTGAAATATCTGAATCCCAAAGATGTTGATTCCTTAGTATGGATACTTCCATCTCTTTATTCGTTTTTTCAAGGAAATCCATATCCAGCCTAATTCCTGTCTCCTCTAACTCATCCCATAACAACCAGAGAAATGGTCGATCTACCTTTAAGTAGGTGCTCCAATAACCTCGGTTTTTTAAACGTTCTTTTAAAGACTGATAAAGATGGAACGTTCCCCACGCATCGAGTCCAGCATAATGGATGGCGTCCGAGCGGTTAAAGCCCGGAGAATCAGGCTTCTCCAAAACATCCCACATAGGTAGTTTAACGGGGGTTTTTCTATCTGGTAGGCGATAAAACCACACGTCTGCAAAATCAGTAGTCTTTATCCCGAATTTAGATGCCAATTGGTGTTTTAAACCAAGTGATCCTTTTTTCTGATCCTGTTCGCAATCCTCCAGCCATGCAAGATAAAGGGTGTCAGCGTAGTAACCCTGAAAATCCATTGGGAAGTGTTTATTTTTTAAAATGACTTTCGCGTCAAAGAGTAGATTATGACCGATCTTTTTATGATCGTTTGACGCAAACCAGGGGGAGAGATATCTGATCAGATCACCCTTTACTACAAAAGCTCTTTCTGGAGAAAACGTGAAGGAGGAGAGTATGATTTCACAATTATCAGGACATATGGTAGGGAATCCTGTTACAGGGTCAGAAATTTCTGTGTCAAAGGCAGCTACTTCGGACTCCATGAGGTCTTCGAGAAGTAGTTTAACGCCTTCTATCGTATCTAAATAGATACAATCCCACTGTAAACTCATCGCATGATTTGACACTTCTTTTACGCCTCTTCAATCACTTTTCCCATTATCTGGTCTATTACACACATCGTAGTGGCTATTAAACCTGAAAAAGGGATTTCCACTTCTAACACTTCTTTTACATACTTTGTCACGTCTTTTGCTTTTACTGTAAAAAGGTGGCTTTGTAAAATTTTTCTCGAAACTTTTTCTAAAACACCTTCTCCTTGTATACTAACTCCCTGCTTAATATTAAACTTTTGAGTAGCATCAAAGAACTCTAACAGGCTGAAATACTGTTCTCTGTTCTCCATAAAAAACCGATCCTCAAAAACGATCTTTTGAGTTGAACTACTTTTTTTCTTCCATAACGTAGACTTCTGTACCAGTTCAGATAAACATTTAGGTCGAACTCTACATTGTTTACACATAACGTTATTCGGTGTGTAATAAGTCCCAAGGCACGACAGTTGAAGTGACGAGGGGTAAAAGGTGGGGAGAAAAGAAGAAAGTTCATCATCTATGTTGCTAGAATCAGTTGGAGACAACCCAATGTTTTGAAAGAGGGTTTGTTTAAAAGCTGTCTCCCCTAGAGGTTTAAACTGGATGCACTGGTCTCCATTGGTGGCAATCCCTATAGAAAAACGTTTTCTTCTTCTCTTCCCCATAACCATTACGAAACAATATCACTATCCATTAGTAATTCTACTAACGGGGGATACTCAGTACTACCATACATAAACCCATCCAGAAGTCTATTAATCTGAGTAGGTGTAAGATCGAAAGTCCTTTCTAAACGAAAAGCGATCTCTTCATTGTCGCGACTCCCGTAAATGGAAGTAATTATTTTTAGATCCTGTCCACTGAAAGATTGTTCTATTTCTTCCATAGAGAATTTCCAGTTATAACCTTTTGCTTTATCCATAAGCTCTTCCACAGATAAGAAATTTACCTCTTTAGGAGTTTCTTCCTCTACCGGGGGTGTTACGTCTGCAGATATAGAGGGGGTTGTCTCCGTTTGTTCTACCATTTGTTTGGCTACTTCCCTTACTAGTTGTGTGGCTTCTGCGGTTGTAGGTTCATCTACAGGAGCAGTCTTTTCGCCGTTTAAAGATTCAACCGAAGAATGCGCCTTAATGAGATCCCATTCTGCATTATCCGCATGGTGAATAATGTCAATTAGTGTGTTCTCCTCGACACCACGTCGCACTTTTATTTTGTGTTTTCGAAGATGGTGTAAGAGTGTTTGACGAGATACCTTACTATAGTCATTAGTTGTTGATTGAGGGGTAGGTTTTGCTTCCTCGACAACCGCTTCAGGCGTTTCAACATGTTGCATAGCTGTCTCTACTTCAACAGCAGTTTCAATCTCCTCATTTTCCAACTCATCCTCTAGAATAGGCTGACCTTCTTCGTAACTATAATAGATGATCGATCCGACAGGGTATTCCTGAATCTCTTGAGCTAACCCCTGGATAGCTTTAACACTCTCTGTTTCACCTACCTGAGTAAACTCCTTGTAGATAGAAGCTAACTCCTCCGTAGTAGAGAGAGATTGCTTGATTGATCCTGCATTAAGTCCGGCATCACCCACATGGAAACCCTCGGAGTCAACCCACTGAAGACTACCGTCAACAGGGACTAAAAAGACTGGTCTCTCTTCTGAATACATCCACACAAAATCTGTCACTTCTTTTTTAACTTCTCTTTTTCGTAAAGCCATTAGCTTCTCCTTATTCTTAATAATATCTCTTCTTGACATGTCTAGTTTAACTCTGGTATATATAACTCAGACGCCATCTCGAACAGATTATGGAGATAAAAATGAAATTTGTCAAGCTAATTTCTCTAAAGGTTAATGATAAGGAAAAACCTAAAGAAAAACGGTCAGTTGGAAGACCTAAAATTTTTGAAGAGTTGAAAACATACGGTTTCACCTTCCCTCCTCTATACAGAAAAATCCTAGAATTGGTAGCTAAAGATCAGAAAACTTCAGCCTCCGCACTTATTAGAAATTGGATTGATGAGACATATAAAGATGAGTACGAAGATAAAGTGAATTAGACATCTAAACTCTCCGACCTGACTTCTACCAGACGTTTAAGTACAGCCAACGTATAATGGATGGCTGCTGCCCAATCTTCCCCCTCATTTGTCTCCACCAAGGCTTTAGCGCAATGTTGAAGATGGTCTTTTGAGATCTCGGTAAACGTGTTTATTCTCATATTTCGATCTACATTGAATGTATCGAAACGATTAACAATAGCGTGAATCTGTTCATGACTGACCAGACCCTTTTCAATAAATTTATTAGAAAACATCTTTAATCCTTTCAGCTAGGGACACTAGTTTTAACGGAGACACCTGAGTAGCTGTTCTCATGTACTCTTTTAATTCCGTCTCTTTGAAGGAACCAGGATCTCCGAAAGGTAAATTAACCAAATAAACGTTTAAACAACTTTCAGCTAAACGTTTAGCTAATCCTTTAGCGTCCTCATAAGCATCATTATCTAGCATAATATAAACCCTTCTAGGTTTTTTTCTTCGAATAAGCTCTTCTTGGAAATTCGACATATGTTTCCCAAATAAAGCCACACCTCTTTTACCACATCTTAAAGCATCAAATATACCCTCCGTTATAATCATTTCCTCATCAATATTGTCGTAGTTAAAGATCAATCTGCTGGAATTAAAGCCTTTAGGATTTAAGACCTTGATATAACGGTTCATGCGTGACCATATTTTTTTCCCTGTTTTAGAAAGATCAGCCGGAGGATCATAAATTGATCGCGCCACAAATCCACGCAAAACAGACTCCATAAAAATAGGTACAATTAATCTGTCGCGCCATCTCCCCTCTTTACAGAAACCCATTCCGTAATTACACGAAATATCATAGGATATTTTACGTTTTTCTAAATAAGGGAAAATATAATCTCCAGAGGAAAACGGTATAAAACCTTCTGGAAGTTGAATAAACGTGTCTTCTTCTTTTTCCTCACGTTTTAAAAGTCCATCTTTTGAAAGCTTTTTTATCTTAGAAAATAACATTTCAGCCTTTTTTTGGCCTGTTCCGTTAATAATTAACTCAGCTTCCTTAAAAGATACTCCTTTATGATAAGCTATTAAATTTTTAATATTTGTGGGACGGTTACACCTATGACAGAACCCAATACCTTTTTCTGTATTAAAATATAAATGTTTAAAGGGATTGGGGCAATCGCTGTAAATACAGTTTATACGTATTTCTTTTTTTATTCTTTCTCCTATCTGCGGTATAATCTCTTCAATAATTTCTTCATACATAAGGTAGTTCCTCTTGGATTCCTGTCAACTTATCTTCCACTTCTCGTAAACGTCCTTCTATTATATTTTTTTTAATAGTATATAATCTCTTTAATTCCATTAAAGCTTTTACTTTACTTTTGTATATATTCTTTAAACTGTGGATAACAACCTCTCCATCAAGATCCCCATAACAAACGGTTGGAGTTACCTTTCGGGCGCAAAACTCTAATAACGCATACTCCTCATCTTCTTTTCTCACTAGAGGGTTGGCGTTCGATTTTATGATATAATAGACATCCCCCGCTTCCAGAGGGTTAGCTAATCGTGTGTACATCGTCCACATCGCCTATAGGTACGATTCTCTGTCTTTCCCAACGATAATAAACCTTTTCCATAATATTTTTCCTACCCCATCTATTTTTTGCTAAATATAGGCGTCCTTGCATCGGGGTACACATACTTTCTTGGAAACTCTGACAAAGAGCCACTACAAAGGATGCTCTTTGAACTTTCTTTAAGCTGTCTCCTACCATACGTAATGTTACGGTTTCGGCTTCCATAGCGTCTCTGTTTGCTTGAGATGATGTCCACAGGACAACATTGTATTCCTCCGCAATTTGAATCAGACCTAAGTAGACCTGATCCATATCCGCATAAGGACGATCCGTATTCCCGCTATTTGGTATCATGTCGTCAGCACTATCAACGATTAAAACGTCAGGTCTGTTTCCGTCTGCTATTAACTGATTAAGCCAATGTCTGATACGTAAAGGGGTAAGTGCTCCAGGACTAAATCTTTCATAATGAAGGGGATCTCCTGTCTTTTCCTTCATTTTTAAGGCAGTCTCTCTAACGAGCCAATCATTTTGGGGAATCATATGCATTGGCATGTCACAAAAAGCAGCATCATAGCGCAGACGTAATTCTTCTTTAGGACTCTCTAAAACGATATGAGCTACAGTGTGTCCCGCTTCTACAGCACTTGCTCCGATATGAACCAAAGCTGAAGTTTTCCCTACGTTTGTTGCGGCTAAAACCACACACACATGCT